GCTCTGGCTGGCCCTGCTGGCCGATGCCGAGGTGACCGATCTGCGGATCCACGACCTGCGACACACGTTCGCCAGCTATGCGCTGAGCGGGGGGCAGACGCTGGGCACGGTGGGCCAGCTGCTGGGGCACCGGTCGACGCAGACGACCAGCCGCTACGCGCACCTGGTGGACGAGGCGGCGCGCGCGGCGGTGGCGCGGGTGAGCGACGATCTTGGGGTGTGAAGGATTGTTACATGGACGCGGCGTGATGCCACTTGCGCTCTTACCTTGGTCTCACGGGGCAAGACCCCAGCACCTTGAAATAGCGGCTTCGGCCGCAGCGGGCAGTCGGCCCGGCCTCCGGTGGTGGTCCTAACCAGGCACCCCACACAGAGCACCGCCTGGTGCTCACCACACACCGGAGAGACCAATGACCGACGAGACCCGCGCCCTCCTCGCTGAAGGCGAGGCCTCCCGCCGCGAGACCGAACAGGTGCTCGCTGAGCTGGACGCCGCGCTGGAGGCGTACGGACGCTCGATCGAGCAGGGCCTGGCACTGGCCGCAGAGATGCGGGACCTGGCCGCCCAGCTCGAAGAGTGGTCCTGCTGAGGGCACCCGCCCCCGCGAGGGGGCATCAGTTCAACCCCAATCCATGAAGATCGAAGACCTGCTGGCGCTCCGCTCCCGCGTCAGTGACAACGTGTTGCTCGACTGGCTCGACCTGGAGCAGCTGCTGCCGGAGCGGCCCTGCCACATCGAGACCGAGGTGCTGCGTCGCCACTGGTGCTGCAGCCAGCCCACCGTCAGCCGGCGCATCACCCGCCTATGGGAGGCGGGTCTGCTCGACTTTCGCAGCGGCGGCGGGCTGTACCGGATCCGCCGGCTGGGACAAATGTGAAGAGATGTGACAGCGACGCGTCAGCGACGCGCGGGTTCTGTACCTTGGTCTCATGGGGCGGACGAAAGCACCCCGGCGCAAGCCAAGAGGAGCCTTCCCCGGGAACAGTCAAACGACCGGGTCACCGAGACGAGACCTAGGGGGTGCAAGGCCCCCAACCAATCCATCAGCGGCCAGGCCGAGCGCGCCGCCGCTGATCATCCCGTCGCCCGGCACTGGCCGGAGGAATCATGACCAGCATCACCTGCATCACCGCCTGGGCCGTCGCCCTGCTGCTGCTCCCGATCGTCGTCCTGCTCTGGGCCACCGAGAGCCGCGAGCAGCGCGCACGCCGCTGGCGCCGCCAGGGCCTCACGCAGCAGGCCATCGCCGATCGCCTCGGCTGCAGCCGCTCCACGGTGCGGAGGATGCTGGCGGCCTAGGGCCCGCAGAACACGTTGGGGCTGCCGGCCGCCACGCTCGTGCAGCCGCTGATGGCGTCGCCCACCCGGCCAGCGCCCTTGCCATTCACGAACACCGTGGTGCTGCCCACCGCAATCGGCGCGGCGTGCGAGGGGCACGGCGCCGGCGGCAGCAAATGCGTGGTGTTGTTGTCGCCCTGGCGGCTCCAGGCGATCCCGTTCACGTAGACGTTCGGGCTCCCCTGGGCCCGAACCATGCCGGAGCAGTGCGGGATGTCAGCGTCACCGATCCTGGTTGCTGCGGGCACGTTCGATCTCCATCAGTTGTTGCAGTCTGGCGTTCCACAGCGTCGCCTCGGCGTGCTGCTCCTCAGTGTGCGGCGCCGGAGGTATCGCCGGCTCGAACCGCACGACGTGATCGAACACCACTGGCAGGTCTTCCCATCGCTGGTAGGACCGCAGCACGCCGCCAACGATCAGATCAAACCGGCCCTGGCGGTAGGTCATGGCTTCGGCCACAATTCCCTGGGTGTCTTGCCGGTCGCCATCATCCGGCTCAGCCGCTCGGCTCGTTGCCCCACCTGCCCGGCCCACTTCGAGTCGAGCATCATCGTGGCCGCGGCCTGGTAATCGCCGGCCTGGATGGTGGCCAGCGTCCGCTTAAAGCCCAGCAGGCCCACCAAGCCCAGGTTGAAGCTCATGTCGAGCAGCACCCGCTGGCGCACCTCATCGAGCTCTGCAACCCAGGGGAGCGCGCGCAACAGCTCACGCTCCTCGGCGGCAATGTCGTTGGCGAGCAGGTAGGCCGACTCCTCGCGGGTGATGCCACGGTCCTCGAGGTTGCGGCCCACGCCGATCGTCAGCTTGCCGGCGGTGCAGCGGTAGGGCATCAGCCGCTCGCCTTCATGCAGGCGGAGCTGGCGGGTCATCGCAGCGCGGTCGACCATCAGCGGCGGCCGGGGCTGTAGGGGAAGGCGCGGCGAGCGGCCATCAGCACCAGCTGCACGATGCTGTTGCTGCGCAGCTTGCTCATGCCGATGATCTCGCTGGCGACGAACAGCGCCAGGCCGATGTACTCAATGTGTTGTGCGTCCATGTCGAACATGGTGGATGCCTCCAGGCTAGGTGTAGTGCAGGTAAGTGCTGAGGATGTACTTCGGCTGGGTGATCGTGCAGCGGCCGCGATGCAGCCACGGCCAGAGCGGCGGGAACACCAGCACTGACCCAGCACGGGGCTGGATCTGCTGGCCCCACAGCGAGAACTCGGTCTCGCCGCTCTCCTCGACGTCGTTGAGGTAGAGCAGCGCAGCGAGGAACCGGCGCGCGCTCGCGTGATCGCCCACGTCGACGTGATCGGGGAACTCATCGCCGGAGCTGGGCCGGTAGCGCTTCATCCGCAGCTCCTCGAACGCCAGCTCCTCAGGCCACTGCAATGGGCTGATGTCGAGGTCGCGGCTGTAGGCCTCGAAGGCCGGCAGGATTGTGCCGAAGGCAAGCTCGTGCCCCTCGGGCCAGCATTGCGTCAGGTTCAGCTCAGCAAAGCGTGGCGCGGCGCCCTCGCCCTGGTGGATGACGTGATCCGCAGCACGCTCCTCGAAGCCCTCGATAAGCTGCTGGCACTCCTCCACCGGCAGACGGCCCGGGTAGACGCGCACCAGATCAGAGAGCTGCATGGGGTGGACCTTCTCAGGGTTCGGCCACTATGGCCCAGCCGGTCGCTGGCCCCTCGATCATCCAGCGCGGGCCCAAGTTCTTCTTGCTGTAGCGCAGCCGCGCGCCCCAGTTGTTGACGTAGCGGCCGGTGAGCAGATCAAGGTCGCCGAACGGATCGTGGACGATGATCGCGTCGTCGGTGTAGCCGATGGCGCAGATCCAATGGCCGCCGCCGGTGGGCGCCCCGACGGGGCCCTTGTGGAGGATGCCGATCGGCACCGGGATGCCCTTATCGATCTGGCCCTCGATCGTCTTCCAGCTGGCGTTGCGCACCATGTGCGCCTCGACGCCGTAGGACTGCAGCGCCCTGATCTGGCTCGTCGCTTCGGTGGTGTCGCCGTAGCGCAGCACGCGGCCCAGGTAGGCGTCGTCGCCATTGGGGCCCACCAAGGTGCCGGGCTTGAGCGCCTCGAGCAGCATGGCGCAGGAGCTGCTGAAGCACATCCGAAGCGCATGCTCAGTGCTGCTGTCGCGCTGGCTGAAGTAGCGCACCTGGAGCGGATTGCTGAGCTGGCGGGGCTGCTCCTGCTTGCCGGCCGCCTTCCAGGTTTGGAAGTGGGTCGCGTCGCGTTTCTTCAGGCTGGCCGGCACCGCCTCCCAAAACTGCAGCACAGCAGCGCGCTGATGCGGCAGCCCTTTCCAGTGCTCTAGGTAGGGGATCGGATCGAGGATCAGCTCTTCGCTCACCTTGGCCGAGCCTCCACCGCTGGCTCGCCAAAGTGTAGGCGCGGCGAGGCGGCTGTCACCACGAGCGGGATGATGAAGCTGGCAGCCAGGGCAACGCCTGTCCACAGCGACAGCTTGTTGTCCAGCTTGTTGATCCGATCATCTCGGCCCTCGTCTTGCTCTGATCTGGCGTCTTCTCGCTTCAGCAGCAAATCGACTTTCGTTTCCAGCGCAACGACGGCGCGGAAGATTTCAAGGTGCGAGACTTGCTCGGCGGTGTCGGGCATAGCGAAGCCTGGCAACCTCTGGAGTCTATGCAAGCTCCCCTTAGCGGGCAGAGCCAGCCTGTAGGTGGAGCAGCTTCATCGGTCCTTCGGGGGTGTTGATCTGGACGGCATAGCCACCGGCGCCGGTGTAGCCCATGTTGCGGGCGTAGCTCGCGCCGTTGATCAGGGTGATAGATGAGCCGCTCGGAGTCCCGAAGTCAATGCCTGCATGGAAGCTGCGGCCGAAGAGATTGCGCGGCCCGTAACTGCTGGTGACGCCGTAGGAACTCGGCGCACGGCCATTGATGCGGAGGTAACGATCGGCGTCGGCGGCGTTG